GCGCAAGACCCAGTATTGCAAATGCAGCAGCAAGAGTTGCAAATTGCCCAACAAGAAGTCCAGATCAAAGCGCAGAAACAAAAAGCCGAGGCGGCTATTGCTACGGCTAGATTGGCTCTCGAGGAACAAAAAGCCACTGCCGACATACAGCTTAATGCGATGAAGACCGGTATTGATATGAAGCACAAACAAGCTTTGATTGCCTCCCAAGAGAACCAAACTGGAGTCAAGTTGGGAGTTGATATTGGAAAGCACAAAGCACAGCAAGATCTCACGGCACGCCAGGCCGCTCTACAACATGGCGTTGATTTAGCTGATAGATTGAAAGGCAAAGAATGATCCAAGACTTCGCACGCGTATTGCGCGACAAATTACGCACCGACATGAACAACTACGCCGATGACATGGCTGGTGGTGCTTGTCGCTCTTTTGAAGAATACCAAAAACTCTGCGGGCTAATTTCAGGTCTGGCATTGGCAGAGCGTTATCTCCTAGACCTGCTGAAAGAAAGTGAAGAAGACGATGAGTGATTTGATTTTACCCGCTGGTGTTTCTATGCCAGAAACCATCCAACCCGTGGAGGCACCACAAGAGGATGCAAGCAATGAAGAAAAAGCCACTGTGTTACCAGAGCCGACTGGGTACAAGATACTTTGCGGGGTGCCCGACATCTCCGAAAAGATCGATGGAACCACGTTAGATCTGATAAGGCCATCCCAATTTGCAGCACAAGAACAGCACGCCACAACCGTATTGTTTGTGTTGAAAGTTGGTCCCGACGCATATAAAGATCCAGAAAAGTACCCCACCGGCGCGTGGTGTAAACCTGGAGATTTTGTGCTAACCCGTACCTATTCTGGTACGCGATTCAAAATATTCGGCAAAGAATTTAGGCTCATTAATGATGACCAAGTCGATGCCGTCGTCGAAGACCCACGCGGAATAAGCCGCGCATAAAGGACCATCATGAACGAAGAATTTAAGTTTCCCGATGAAACCGAAGACACTTCCAGTCCCCAACAAGTTGAGGGGGAAGAGGAAATTGAAATTGAAATCATCGATGACACACCAGACCGGGATAAAGGCAAACAACCTTTAAACAAGGAAGTTGCCGATCCCACAGAGGACGAGATCGCCAGTTACTCACAGAATGTCCAAAGCCGCATCAAGGAATTGACGCACGCCAGACATGATGAGAGACGTAAAGCCGAGGCGGCCATGCGTGAAAAGCAAGAACTTGAGCACCTTACGCAACAGCTTTTAGAAGAGAACAAGTCTCTTAAAAACAACGTGCAGCAAGGCCATCAAATTATTGCGTCTTCAGCCAAAGAGAAAGCAGAAGCAGATCTAATATTAGCTAGAAAACAGTATAAAGAAGCTCAAGAGGCCTACGATACTGACGCTATTATTGCTGCTCAAGAGGCTTTAACGGAGGCAAAATGGCGTATTGAGTCATTGAAAAATTACCGTCCCGCTTTACAAGAGCGTGAAAATCCGGTACAAACTCAACCTAGACAGACACAAACTGTTCAACCAGACGAAAAATCCCTGCGCTGGCAGGCAAAAAACCAGTGGTTTGGATCGAACGGGTTTGAAGAAGTTACCAGCTTCGCACTAGGGCTGCATCAAAAACTGGTCAATTCGGGTATAGACCCGCGCTCCGATGAATACTATCAACAGATAGATTCACGCATTAAGAACACGTTCCCGGAAGTATTCGGCGAACAAAAACCGGCACAAGCCGCAAAGCGTCCTTCGAATGTTGTTGCTCCAGCGTCTAGATCTACGGGCGTAAAAAAGGTTCAACTGACTCCGACGCAAGCTGCGTTAGTGAAGAAGTTTAATCTTGATCCCAAGAAATATTACCTTGAACAACAGAAATTGGAGGCACAAAATGGTTGATGTTAAGAAAACTCGTGAGATTGAAGTTCGTGAAAAAGAGGTTCGCAAGGAGTACAAACCTTCGAGCCAGCTGCCCGACCCTACACCCGAGCCTGGATATGTGTATCGTTACATCATGACGCACATACTTGGTAAGGCGGATCACACCAGATTGTCTCGCATGAGACGTGACGGATGGGAACCAGTAAAGGCGGCAGACCATCCTGAGCTAATGCTTGATGGGAATAATGAGGGCAACGTAGAAGTCGGTGGTTTGATTCTGTGCAAAAACACACAAGAGAACTTTGACGCCTACCAGCGCTATTATGCCAAGCAAGCACAAGACCAGATGGAATCAGTGGACAACAGTTTCATGAAAGACAATGATCCCAGGATGCGCAAGTTTTCGGAGAAAACATCGACGACAACTCGCGGTGCTGGATTTGGCGCAAGATAAACTTTTTAGGAGTCTTTAATGGCATATCCAATCATTCCCGCCCCTTACGGGTTCAAGGCGGTCAGTGAGTTTGGTGGTTTACCCTATGCTGGTTCTACTCGCATGTATCCCATCGCTACTGGCTATAGCACCTCTTTGTTCAATGGCGACATTGTTCAATTGTCAGGTGGTACTATCGTAACAACAACAATGTCTGCTGCCTCTAGCCCCGCTACTGCTGTAGCCGGTACACTAGGTATCTTCGTTGGTGCTGAGTACACAAACTCATCCAGTCAGATCGTTCGCGGTCAATACTGGCCTGCAAACACAACATCTAACTATGCCGTCGGCTACGTTATTGATGATCCCCGCACTGTGTTCAAAGCAGTGATGGTTGCTCAAGGTACTTCCTTGTCCAACACAGCTTCAACAGTTGGTTATGCTAGCGCAACTTTTATTGGTACAAACGTCTATGCCGTCACAGGTACAGCCGGTAATACCACAACTGGTGACTCAGCAATGGCCGTATCTGGTGCAGTTATTAGCTCTGGTACATCTGGTAATACTCGTATTGCTACTTTGTTGCCCTTCCGTGTTGTTGGTCTCGTTCAAGATACTGCCGTTACTTATACTGCCACAAGCGGTACAGCAACTTCCAGTAGCTCAACATTGACCATTACCGCAGCCAATTCAAACATTCAGCCTGGCATGCAAATCATTGCTCCTGGCGTGACTGGTATGGCTCAAGGTAATTACCTAACAGTAACAAACATCAGCAGCACAACCTTGACGTTGTCTGCCAGTGTTACCGTTCCTGCTGGTACTGCACTTTCTTTTGTTGGTTATCCTGAAGTTTTGGTGACCTGGAATGCAACATTCCAAGGCATGACCAATACTGCTGGTGTTTAATTAAGGAGCACTTAAATGGCTATTTCACGCGCACAACTGCTTAAAGAGTTGCTCCCTGGTTTGAACGCATTGTTCGGTCTAGAGTACGCCCGCTACGGCGAAGAGCACAAAGAGATCTACGAAACTGAGAAATCAGAGCGTAGCTTTGAAGAAGAGACAAAACTGTCAGGCTTCTCAGCCGCACCAGTCAAGGCCGAGGGCACAGCCATCAGCTACGACAATGCGCAAGAGGCATTTACAGCTCGCTATAACCACGAAACCATTGCTTTGGGTTTCTCAATCACTGAAGAAGCGATTGAAGATAACTTGTACGACAGCTTGTCTGCTCGCTACACCAAAGGTTTGGCCCGTGCTATGGCATACACCAAGCAAGTCAAAGCTGCCGCAGTTTTGAACAACGCTTACAACGCTCAATACGTTGGTGGCGACGGTGTATCTTTGTTGAACTCTGCTCACCCCTTGGTGAACGGTGGCACAAACGCCAACACTCCTTCGACAGCTGCTGACTTGAACGAGACTTCTCTTGAGAATGCCGTCATTCAAATCGCCGCTTGGACAGACGAGCGTGGTCTTTTGATCGCCGCACGCCCCAAGAAGTTGATTGTTCCACCAGCACTAATGTTCGTTGCAACACGTTTGCTCGACACAGAATTGCGCGTTGGTACAAACAACAACGACATCAACGCTATCAAGAACAACGGTTCCGTTCCAGAAGGTTACACAGTTAACCACTTCTTGACCGCTACCAATGCATGGTTCTTGACTACTGATGTGCCTAACGGCCTCAAGCATTTTGAGCGTACACCGTTGCAAAATTCAATGGATGGTGACTTCGATACAGGGAACGTGCGTTATAAATCACGCGAGCGTTATTCGTTTGGCTGGTCAGATCCATTGGGAATCTACGGTTCCTATTAAACAAACCAGGTCACAAGCCTGTTTGGAAGGGCCCTCAAAAGGGGCCCTTTTTTCTTGTTGACACGTTTAAAAAATAGTGTATATTGTGGGTTGTCTGGGACTTTTATCTCTTGTTGCCAACCCGCCCAGGGGTCACGATGCAACGATTAACAAGAGACTTTTGCATAAGGAATTATCATGGCACGTTCCACCTTTGAAGGCCCAATCCTATCGGGCGACAACCGTTTTGGCCCTTTGCGTGACGTTGGTTACACAGAGTTAGTTCAAGAATGTTACATTGACCTCTCCAACTCTACAGTTGGTACTGCTGGTTACAGCGGTGGTTCAGGACAGTTTGTTTCTTCCAATACCATTCCTAATTTGCAAGGTGTTGTTTATACACCTAGCTCTACATTCACCACAACAGGCCCAGTCGTACAGACACTTCCTGCTGACACATCAACTCAGGTGTATCGCGGCGCTGTGATGTATTTGCCAATCAACAGTGCAATTCAAGACATCATCGTTGACTATCAGTTGGCCATTACTGGTGAAGGTGGCGCTACACTCAGCAACACCAGCGTATTTATTTCCAATAACTACACAGCTGGTGGCGGCACACCTACATATGGTACTGCTGTTATTTCTTCAAGCACAGGCGTTGGTACAGCTGGTCGTTTGTCAACCACTTACACAGCGACTAACTTGATCAACATGATGGCAACAACTTCTGATATTCAGAACCCACAAGTTGGTACACAGCCTAGCTTCTTCTCTCAGTTGGTGCTCACCTTGTCCATTACTGGTACAAGCGTTGCAGCTCCTACTGGCGGCAAATTGAATTTTATTGTGCGTTACACACAAGCTGATCCTACAATTGGCAACCTTACAACTTACCCATACGGTAATTTTGACTGATAGTCAGGGGGGCTTCGGCCCCTTTCTTTAACGTAAGGAGTTTGTAATGGGTTTGAATCTTTTTAATTTTTTCTCGCCTAACAACCAGACGGCAAGCATGGGGACGCAAACCCCAAGTACCGCTTGGCAAGGTATTGATGGTGCTGCTGAGTTTATTCCTCCACAACGCTTACGCGATGTTGTTGGTAAATTAAAAGTAAGCCAATCACAAAATATTTACGACGCCGACTTTGAATATGGCGTTCAGCCTTTGCGTTGGGAACAGATTATTAGTAATGTATCTGGTCAAGCATACATTGTTCAAAACCCCGGGCTTGGTGGCGTGTCAATGAACATTGGCGGCGGCAATACACCCGGTGATATTACGATTCGTCAGTCACGTCCTTATCACAGATACCAACCTGGTAAGACCATGTACATGGCTTCCAACGTTAACTTTGGTACATCTGTAAGCGGACAAACACAACGCGTTGGTATTTTTGATGACTCCAACGGTATTTTCTTTTTACAGCAAGGTACTGCATACCCAGGAAATTCTGGCGCCATGTATGCTGTTATTCGTTCTGACTCTGGTTCGGCTGGCGTTATAGATCAAGTTATTCCTTGCGATCAGTGGAATGGTAATAAAAACATTATCAATGCACTTGATTGGACCAAAGTCCAAATGATTTGGATGGAATACGCATGGTATGGAGCTGGTGCTTTGCGTTGGGGCGTTGTTCTTAACGGTGAGCCCTGGGTTTTACACCAAGTTGGTACTGGAAACGGAATTGTTAACGGTATTGCACAAGTTAAACCTTGGAGCCGTACAGGTAATTTGCCTGTGCGCTATGAGCAAAGAGACAACGGAAGCAGTGCTGCATCTTTGATGACGCACTATGGCGTATCAGTATTGATTGAAGGCCGTATTGATCCGCAGCGTGGTTTTACATATTCATACGGCAATGATGCTAAGACACAAACCAGAGCTCCTTCTACTGCAATTACTCGCTATCCCGCGATGTCTTTCCGCATGAGAGCTATTGGTTCTGATATTTTTGATCAAACCAATGCTGCCGCTACAGGCGGTTCTGCTACGACATTGACAATCAGCGCTGCAACTCCTGCAATTTCTTCTGTTGTTGGTCAACCTAATGGCGGACAAGCATTGGTCACTTTTGCATCTGCACATGGATATGCGGTAACAAATACTGCTCAAGCCAACAACCCATCCCAATATGTTACGCTAAGTTCTTTTACTGAAGTGGCAACAATTGCGACGGGAAATTACGCTTTCTCCACAACAACTTTGACCGTGACCACAGCTGTGGCTACTGGAGCGCTCCAGCCCGGTCAGGTTTTGACGGGTACAGGCGTTACAGGTTCACCCACCATTGTTAAGCAATTAACTGCAACAAGCTCTGCTGTTGGCTCTCAGGCCTATTCAAGCGGCGGTGCAGCTGGTTCAAGCGTTGTTGTGTTGGCCGCAGGCACATCGTTTGCGGTAGGCCAATTGATTGCTGGAACAGGCATTCCTGCAAGCACGTTTATCACTGCTGTTAATGGTGCCACAATCACTGTAAACCAAGCATTTACTGCTCAGGTTTCAGGCACTGTGACATCATATGCACCAGGCGGATTGGGCACATATCAAGTGAGTTCCAGCCAGACTACTGGTACAGGAACCTTGACAGCCACCACCACATACGCCGCTCAAACTTGGTTGATTCAACAAGTGCCAACAACGACAACCATGATTTTGCCAATCCAATTGGTAAATGGTGCAACATTGACCTCTACGCCAACGGCAACGTATTGGGGCGTGAATCAGTGGGTTGGCAAGTTTGTTTATTATCAAGCCAGCTTGCCTTCAATCAGTGCAATTAGCAATCCCGCTAGTTCTACAATTGCTGGTCTGACAAATTACACATCTACCATTACATTCAGTTCAGCACATGGACTGAAGCAAGGTGATGTGATCATTATTAGCGGATCAACTCCTGCTGCAATGAATGGTATTTACTCAGTAAGCATCCCAGTATCAAACCCAACCACAACGATTACGGTTAACTGGGGCAATGTAAATCCTGGCAACTATACATCTGGCGCTTCTGCTGTGAGTCCTTATACAGGCCGTGTTACCGGAAACACAACCAGCGTTTTGACATTCGGTGATATTGTGACTGGCTTGCCTTTGGCCAATGGTCCTGCATCTGGCAATAGCTATCAGATTGGTCTGATTGATCGCGGTCAATTATTGCCAAACACATTGCTACTTAACTCTTCGCAAACATGTTTGGTTGAGTTGATTGCATCCACACCAACCAATCAGGTGTCTTTGTCTCAGGCAAACTTTGTTCCTTTGAACACTCTGGGTTCTTATAACTCATTTGCCGAGCAAGATTTAACCTCCACATCATTGTCTGGTGGAGAGGTTGTGTATGCATTCTCTACGCCCCCCAATGGATTGCAACAGCTTGATTTGTCAAACTTCTTTCCTGTCTTGACCAACATCAAAGGCAATATAGCGGATATTCTGACGGTTGCCGTGACTTGTGCAAACAGTGGCGGTGTGACGTTGCAGGTAAACGTGGTCTGCCAGGAAGCGATGGCTTAATATGGCCACCCCCGCATGGCAACGCAAAGAAGGGAAGAATCCGAATGGCGGTCTAAACGCCAAAGGAAGAGCGTCAGCCGCGAAGGAGGGGATGCATTTAAAGCCTCCCCAACCCGAGGGCGGATCAAGGAAGAAAAGCTTTTGCGCAAGAATGTCGGGGATGAAAGAAAAGTTGACGTCTTCCAAGACTGCCAACGATCCAAATAGTCGGATCAACAAAAGTCTACGGGCTTGGAAATGCGCTGACGGTTGTGCTATTAGAGGACATACAAAAGGTAGGATGGTGTAATATGGCTACTCAAGGTGCTGGAGCTGGAAGAGGAAAACAAGGCGGGCCAACTGCCGAGCAAATGGCCGAACGCAATAGTCCCAACTATATGACGCCAGAAACCGAGCGACAGTTAAGAGCTGAACGTGATGAGCGTTTGGAGCAAGCCAAAGCCAATGAGGCCTACAATGAGGCCAGCAAAAGCATGGGTAAAAAACGTGGCGGTAAAATTGCACACCATAAAACGCATGCCAAGAAACGTGATGGAATTGCAAAGCGTGGTCACACCAAAGGATCGATGAGATAATTATGGCAGACATCGAACTAACAGAACGCGAACAAGCCATTGCCAAAGAGGCGGCACGCATTGCTATTGAAGAGCTCGCTGGCGAGTTCTATAGACAAGTTGGTAAAACAATTATCAACAAAGTTCTTGTTTGGGTTGGGGCGATTGTCGTAGGCTTTGTCATTGGCAAAGGCTGGAACTTTAAGATCTAATATGCCTAGCACAAGCAAAAAACAACACAATTTCATGGAGGCGGTGGCTCACAATCCATCGTTTGCCAAGAAGGTGGGGGTCCCTCAAAATGTGGGGCAAGAGTTCAGTAAAGCGGACAAAGGCCGCACATTTAAACAAGGTGGAAATATGAAAAACGAAATGCATCATCATCACATGAAAATGGCTCATCATCACTTGAAAGAAGCGATGAAACACGGTGGAGAAGCCAAAGAACCCCATTCAAAAGACATGGGCGAAAAGGCTTTTAAACACGGTGGCCACGTTAGAAAAATGGCTGGCGGTGGAGACACAGTTGGTCGTGAAGGTATTGCCGAGAAACGCGGCATGACTACAGCCAAAATGGGTAGAGTTGCTGCTGGTGGCGAAAAGAAACACGGCGAGCACAAAATCCAAGAACGTGGCCATACACGCGCATTGCAAGAGAAAATGAAGGGTAACACTATTGGTGACGGTCCTTTGTATAACGTCAAAGGCCCAGCCATGAAGCGCGGCGGTAAGACTCATGCCATGAAACGTGGCGGCAAAGCTTGTTAAGGAAAAACCATGAAACATCATCACCCAGAACATCACGAGCACGTTCATCCTGCTGGTCATGAGCACCATCATGAGACTAAACATCATGTTCACCACATGAAAGAACATGAAGTCAATGGTCACAAGCATCATCATCACATTTATGGTGAGCATGCTGCTGGTCATCACAAGCACCACGAAGTAGCCGAACATTTGCACAAACATCAAGTATCCAAATAAGGAGACTGTTATGCCTATGAATTCAATGATGATGGCTCCCGGACAAATGCGCCGGCCACCTATGGCAGGTCGTATGCCAGTCAATCCCCTGTTGGCGGCTAAACGTCCTGGTGGAATGAGTAAAGGTGGTTCTGCGCATCGTGCAAGCGAGCGTGCAGATGGATGCTGTGAAAAAGGCCATACCAAAGGTACTATCGTTGCATGCAAAGGCGGGATGTACAAATGATGGCAAGTCGTGGCATGGGAGACATTAACCCGTCAAAAATGCCGGGCAGGAAGGTCATCAAGAGAAAAGATGACCCGAATGATGTCTCTATGTACAAGAAGGGCGGGGAGGTTTGGGATAAGCCTCGCCCTAAAAGTCTTGGTAAGCCCAACAAGTTGACCCCTGCCAAAAAGGCTGCTGCAAAGAAAGCGGCCAAAAAGGCGGGACGTCATTATCCAAATTTAATTGATAACATGAGAGCTGCGCAATGAAACAACATATCATGAATTATTTGAGCCAAATGGGTTATCCCGTTTCCAGCTTTGAACATACTCTTCTTGAGAAGTTTGCTGCTTTTGTAGCCGCATCTGAGCAAGCTGAACCCGTCGTTGAAACGCCTGTAGTTGAGGCTCCTGTAGTTGAGACTCCTGCTGTAGAAGAAGAAGTTGATAAGGCTAAATAATGGCCATAACAACGTCCGGAGCCACGGGGTTTAATTTACAGCTTCCTGAGTTAGTCGAGGAGGCTTTTGAACGTTGTGGCAGCGAATCTCGCACTGGATATGATGTTAAAACGGCTCGCAGATCATTGAATCTGCTGTTTGCGGACTGGGCTAACCGTGGTGTTAATATGTGGACGTTTGAGCAAGACGTCATCACGTTAGCCCAAGGTCAGCCCACCTATGTGGTTCCTGACGATACTGTCGATTTACTCGAGCACGTCATCAGAACCAATGCCAATGTGGCCTCTAACCAGGCTGATTTGACGATTACGCGTATCAGCGTGTCTACTTATGCGACCATCCCCAACAAGTTGGTACAAGGACGCCCCATCCAATTATGGATTCAGCGCCTAACAGCCAACACTTCACCGACTGCCATCACCATTGCCAGCGCTGTTGGGACTACAGATACGCAAATTGCGGTAAGTTCACTGTCTGGATTACCAAATGCAGGCTGGGTAACCCTCGATAATGAGCTAATTGGCTACAACGAGCTTCAGCCGGCAGTCAATGGCTATCCCGCTTACATCTTAAACTGCACTCGCGGTCAAGGAACTACAACTGCGGCCACTCATAGTGCTGGTATTGCCCTCTATTTGACCCAGAAAAACAGCGTAACCGTGTGGCCAACGCCCGATAACGCCAATACTTACCAGCTTGTGTACTGGAGAATGCGTCGAGTACAGGATGCTGGGGGCGGAACTAACATTGCAGACGTGCCATTCAGGTTTATTCCATGTTTAGTGGCTGGTTTGTCCTACTACATGGCCATGAAGATACCTGGCGCACTCGATAGAATACAGATTTTGAAGGCTCAGTACGATGAAGCCTGGAATAATGCAGCACAGGAGGATCAAGAGAAAGCCGCCGTCAGGTTTGTGCCCAGACAGATGTATATTGGCGGCTCTTTCTAATGGGAAATAGGTTTTCTTCCGGTAAAAACTCGATTGCAGAGTGTGATCGGTGTGGTTTTCGTTATAAATTGACAAATCTCAAGAAGGAAGTCATAAAAACCAAGGTATACAACTTGTTGGTGTGTCCAACTTGTTGGGACCCAGACCAGCCGCAGTTGCAATTGGGTATGTTCCCAGTGGATGACCCCCAGGGCGTGAGAGATCCAAGGCCGGACTTGAGTTATTACCAGTCAGGCAAATTGTCAGATGGATTTGTGGGTGAGGGAAGTAGAGTTTTCCAGTGGGGTTGGAACCCTGTTGGTGGAGCCAGCAGTTTTGATGTTGCATTGACTCAAAATGATTTGATTCCAACCGTGCAAGTTGGTACAGTTACGATAGTTACAACGTAGGAGTTTGAAATGAAACACGACGATATTAAAGAAGACAAAAAGCTGATTAAGAAGGCTTTTTCTATGCACGACAAACAGCTGCATGAGAACAAAAAAACCAATCTTACAAAGCTTAAAAAAGGTGGCCCAACCGGCAAAGATATGCGTGCTGTTGGACGTAACTTGGCCAGAGCGCATAACCAAAAACCTGGAAGCAAATAATGAAAACTCAAGTCAAGCCCACCAAAAAAAATAGCCCTGCTATTCACCGTGCCAGCGATGTCAACAATGGTCCTGCTGCTGAGTATGCAAAGCCACACGACATGAAAGGCCGTCCAGTAGGACCATCTGCCGCTTTCACAGACCCTGAGTTTGAGAAGAAAAAGAACTGGGTTCCTTTGATGGGCGTGTCTATCACGATGGATGACCGCGTTAAAGATGACGGCATTAAGATTCGTGGCACTGGAGCTGCAACCAAAGGCGTGATGGCTAGAGGCCCAATGGCATGACATATTCCGAGCTGTCTCAACTCATACAGGATTACACGCAGAACTACGAGAGCACTTTCGTAGCGGATATTCCTATGTTTGTTGAGCAGGCGGAACAGCGTATCTTTAACACGATACAGTTTCCATCCATTCGCAAGAATTCAACGGGAACCATTACACAGAACAATCAGTATCTGTCGTTGCCGTCTGACTTCTTAGCAGTGTATTCTTTGGCCATTTTTGAAAACGCAACTCCTACGGCCACAGGTACATCGGGCGCGTATACAATCACCGTGTCCAGCGCTACCAACATTTTGTTGGGTCAGATTGCCTCTGGTACAGGGATAGCGACCGGAGCCACCGTTACAAATATCAACGGCTTGATAATCACGTTTAATTTGCCCAATACAGCTGCGGTTTCTGGGACGATTACGTTCCAGGGCAATTATTCATTCTTGTTGAACAAAGACGTCAACTTTATCCGTGAGACGTACAACAACCCAACTTCCTACGGCACGCCACAGTATTACGCATTGTTTGGCCCAACAGTAAGCGGCGGATCGGTCTCTACCAACTTGTCGGTCATCATGGGTCCAACGCCCGATGCCCTCTATACTGCCGAGCTGCATTATTACTATTACCCAACATCGATTGTCCAGTCTGCCATCAACGGCACAAGTATTTATGCGGCTGGGTCTGGCTATTCCAATGGAACGTACTACAACCAAACGCTCACAGGCGGCACAGGCACTGGAGCAAGGGCCGATATCACGGTTGCTGGTGGCGTGGTCACGGCGGTAACTTTGAATTACAACGGCTCTTATTACGCCCCTGGAGACCTATTGTCTGCCAGTTTTGGCAATGGAACCAACTTTCAGCTACAGGTTAACTCTGTAAACAACCCAACTGGCACAAGCTGGCTGGGTCAGAACTTTGATACCGTGCTTTTGTACGGCGCTTTGGTTGAGGCTTACACCTTTATGAAGGGTGAGGCTGATGTGCTTAAAGTTTACTTTGATCGTTATTCCGAGGCACTGGCTCTAGCTAAACGTCTTGGCGATGGCATGGAGCGTACCGACGCCTACAGAACAGGTCAATATAGTCAGGCGGTTAAATGAGCATAGTCCAAACGGCTACGACCAGCTTTAAAGTCCAGTTGGCTCAAGGTTTACACAACTTTGGGCCCACCAGTCCGAACACGTTTTACATTGCTTTGTTTACTGCAAATGCACTGTTAAATGCCACCATCACGCAGTACACCTCCCAACTTGTTGGGGAGGTATCTGGAACCGGCTACAGTGCAGGCGGGATTCCATTGACCATCTCACAATCCCCCACATCGGGCTCTACAGGCGGTACAACCGCTTATTGGTCATTTGCCAATGCCATATGGTCACCGGCAGCATTTACATGCCGTGGGGCCTTGATTTACAATCAAAGTCAAAGCAATGCTTCAGTGGCTATTCTTGATTTTGGTGGGGATAAAACCTGCACCAATTCATTCACCATTCAGTTCCCAGCCGTTAACAACACAAACGCAATATTGCGAATCGCATAGGAGTCATCATGACGAACGAAACTCAAGGATGTGGAGACTACGCTGTAGCTACACTTAATACCAATCCCAAGGTGCCAGAAGGCATGGGCATTGAAGGCTGGTATCACGTTATTTGTCATGACAAAGACGGCAACTTTAAGTGGGAAGATAAGTTTCCCAATTTGGTGGTCGCAGGCGGCAAGCAGTTAATGTTGGATACGTTGCTTAGAGGCAGCGCTTATACTGTTGTCGGACCTTTCCTTGGCCTAACAAATGCCACTTTGACTCCTGCCGCAACAGACACCATGACCACTTTGGTGGGCGGTGGTAAAGAGTTTACGGCTTATACAGTCAGCGGATCAGCGGTTCGTGGTACAGCGGTGTTTGCAGCGTCTACATCAACTGGATCAACACCCTCTAACGTGACGTCCAGTACCGCTACGGCGATTACCTACACGATCACAGGTGGCGGAGGAACAGTTTACGGTTGCTTCTTGGTGACTGGAACAGGTGCTGTCAGCACGCAAAGCAACACCAGTGGAACCTTGTATTCTGAGGGCAACTTCAGTACAGCCAAAGCCACAACGGCAGGCGATACCGTATCGGTAACATATAGCACAACTGCTACATCTTGATTGGGGCTTTAGATGGCTCTGCAAGTTGCTGATAGAGTCCAAGTACAGAGTACAAGCTACACAACAAGTAGTTTTACTCTGGGCTCTGCCGTCACTGGGTTTCAGTCCTTTTCTGCGCTAACCAACGCAAATACAACCTATTATGCGGCCACAGACTCCTCTGGTAACTGGGAGGTTGGGTATGGTGCGTACACTTCTGCAACACCAGCTCTTGCGCGCACGACCATATTGTCGTCCAGCAACTCGGGCAGCGTGGTCACGTTTAGCGGTACGGTCAATGTTTTCATCACCTATCCCGCTGGAAAGTCTGTTAATTTAGACATTAATAACGTGGCCAATGCTCCAGTATTTGCGGCTACCAATGGATTGGTTACAAATAACCAGACGATTGCCACGTCGTATTCGATACCAGCTGGATATGCCGCCTCTTCTGTTGGCCCTATAACCATGTCCTCTGGAGCGGCTGTTACCGTTCCTAGTGGATCACGCTGGGTGATCTTGTAATGTTTGGTTTAAGCACCTTTGCCCAGTCACCGTTTGCATCAACGGGCAGTAATCAGTATGCTTTTTCCATTACCGAAGACTCTGGCTTGGCAGATTCAAGCACGCAACTTAGCACTTTTTTGCAGAGTATTACAGAGGCACTGACCTCCAGCGACACCAATTCTGAGTTAAGCACTTTCTCTAATAGCATATCCGAGAATGTAAATAGTGCTGACTCAAGCACCCAGGCATCGCAGTTTTACTTTGTAAACGCCGATGGAACTACTGTTGGTGACGTTAACTCTATCTCTCAGCAGTTTACTTTTAGCAATACAGAGAATTCAGGTCTGGCAGATACGCCCGTTTTATCGGCACAATTTAGCTCTTCATTGGTGGAAAATGCAGGTTTAGCAGACTCTAGCACCCAGCAATCAGCGTTTTTACAGTCTTTAACAGAGTTCTTTACATCTAACAATACCGACTCAGAGATCGATACGTTCTTCTTTGGGATCGTAGAGAATCTTGCGGTGGCGGATTCTAGCGCTCAGATATCAACGTTTTTGCAGAGTATTGCAGAGGCGGTGGTTTCTGCTGACTCGTATATTGGCGGGTTTATCTCGTTCTTCACGATTACTGAGGGCGTTACATCGGCAGACTCGAGCTCCGTCAATCTTATTTTGACTCTAAGCATTTCAGAGGCTACGACACTTGCTGACCAGGAATCTATTCAATACGGTGCGATTTACAGCATTATTGAGAACTTGGTAGCCGCAGACTCAAACACCGTGATTGGCTGGTTTGCTGTTGATGACAGCGAGACTGCTTCATGGCAAAATATAGGCAATACGCAAACTCCGGGCTGGACCATTATCAATGACCCTGAATCCCCCAACTGGACCGTGATACCGTCAGGACAATAACATGGCAATAACACCTTCATCACTGCTGTATTTACCGATTATCACCACCGGAACAGAGCCTGGTGTATGGGGTAGCGAGATAAACAACGGCCTAACACAATATCTTGATATTGCAGTTGCAGGTACTTTGTCTCTAACTCAGTCAAGCTTTACAGCCAATGCGCTGACTCTTAGCAATACCGCCGGGTCAAGCTCATCAACCGGCATAACCACGAGCACAGCCCAGTATGCAATTCTGAGCATTAACTCTTTAACAGCCAATGTGACCATCACCGCGCCCAGTTCTGGGTATGGTGGCGCCACATATAGCAAGACATACTACGTCATCAACGGCTCCAACTTTACAGTTACCATCAAAGCGTCAGGCCTAACTGGCGTCACAATCCCTGCCAATACTAGAGCCAATGTTGTGTTTAACGGCACGGACTATGTATCAGCTCAGAGTTATCTGCCATCGGCAACAATTGGTTCTGCGACCATTTCTACGTTGGCTACGGACGGTACAAGCACGGTTACGTTTGGTGGCACAGGAGCGATCACGGTTCCTGTTGGAACGACGGCACAAGAGCCTGGTACACCTTCCACGGGCATGCTTCGGTTTAACAGCACCATCAACAGTTTCGAGGGTTATAACGGCTCCAGTTGGGGCGGTATTGGTGGAGCCGCGGCTTCCAATGCCATCTTTGTAAACAATCAAACAATTGCAACCAGCTACACTTTTGCCAGCGGTACAAGCGGGTCTAGCACAGGCCCGATCACCCTAGCGAGTGGCGCTGTAATCACTGTTCCTAGCGGTGGACGCTGGGTAATTCTCTAAGGAAATATCATGGGACAAGTCGTACTCAATGGCGCAACAAGCGGCGCAACAACATTATCCCCAACAGATGCGGTGACGGTTACTATTACTCTGCCGTCAACAACAGGGACGTTATTCACCGCCACTGCCGGTACAGCTGGTACGGTTCCTTATTCAACAGGTACGGGTCTTGGTTATACAGGTGTTGGTACAAGTGGGCAGCCCCTGCTTTCCGGTGGATCCGGCGCGGCAACATTTGGAACATTGGGAATCGCTGGAGGCGGCACAGGAACCACCTCCACAACCTTTGTTAATTTAGCATCAAATGTTACTGGCACTTTACCAATTGCTAACGGTGGAACGGGAAGCACGTCTACTACATTTGTAAGCCTAACTACAAATGTTTCTGGAACTCTTCCAATAGCTAATGGTGGCACAAACTCCACTGCAACTGCAACTGCGGGTGGCGTTGGCTACGGAACAGGTACTGCCCATGCGTATACAGCCGCAGGAACCTCGGGTCAAGTATTAACAAGTGCAGGCGCAGGGACGCCAACATGGACTACACCTAGTGCTGGTGCTATTACATTAATTAGCACGTTGACTGCATCTGGCTCGGCTTCTTTATCGTGGACAGGATTAAGTGGCTACGATAAGTATTATTTGGTATTTGAGAATTTGCTTCCTGTCACAGGAAGTGGTTATTTGGCAATGCGTCTTGGTACTGGCGCTGGGCCAACTTATGCAACAAGCGGTTATTATGCCGCAGGGACATTGTCTTTTAGTGATACCGCCACAGTTACTGGAAATGTTAGACAGGCAAATAATTCTTATGCAGCCATAGCAAGCAATTATGGAAATATTAGCGCTTCAGGTGAAGGTGCCAGTGGCTTTATAAATATTTTTAATTTTTCATCTGCTACCACAAATAGCGCGTACTTCAATTCTATGACGGGGGCTTTAACCAATACTCCAAATTATTCAGCAGAATTTATTGCTGGGTTTTTAACAGGAAACTCAACTGCAAAAACGGCTATACAAATTTATTTTACTTCCGGAAATATAGCATCAGGTAAAGTTTCTCTTTATGGAATTTCATCTTAAGGATTTATAATGTTATTAAACGAAAAAATTAAAGCGTATTTAGCAGTCAATAACATTATTTATAATGTTGGTGATTATGAAACTGGCGAGACTGAGGGCAATCCTGAAGAAATCTTAGTTTGGAATGAAGCCAATCTTGGCGCTCGTCCTACGCAAGAACAATTGGATTCTGCTTATACAACACAACAAGCAAACATCACTGCGGCACAAAATGCGGCAACAGCAACAAAAGCATCAGCACTTGCAAAGTTAACTGCGCTTGGTTTAACTGTTGATGAGATAGCTGCAATCATAGGAGCGTAACATGACAGCATCAATTAACGCATCAACATCAGCCGGAGTGGTTGTCACTAGTGACACCTCTGGCGCTCTTGCTCTACAAACAGCGGGCACTACGGCGGTTACGATTGATACAAGCCAGCAAGTGGGATTGGGAGTAGTTCCAAATACTTGGTACGCAGGTTATACGGCTCTTGAATTTGGTGGATATGGTTCATTGACATCTCGTTCTGCATCGAATGACACAGAATTATCTTCTAATGCCTATCGAAATGCTTCTGCTAATTACATATATAAAAAGAATGGCACAGCACAAACGTTTGATATGGCAAATGGCATTTTTTATTGGAATACAGCTGGTTCTGGAACGGCGGGTGGAACTATAACCTTTAACCCAGCAATGACACTAGATGCTAGTGGTAACTTGTTAGTGGGGACTACAAGTAGTGCGGGTAGATTTACAGTTAATGGATCAACCGCTGATTCCACGGCAAATTGCGTTAGCTTTAGAGATTCAAGTTCTACATCATTATTTATTGTTCGTGATGATGGAAGAATTTCAACAGGTGGTGCGTCAAGCCCTTATAGCAACACAACTGCTTCTGCCGCAAATATGTATGTGGACAGTAGTGGAATTTTTTATCGTTCAACATCATCATTAAAATACAAAACTGATGTTCAAAATACAGCACACGGTCTTACTGATTTACTCAAATTACGTTCTGTAACTTACAAAGGTAAAACAGATGGTGAAATTGTATTTGGTGGTTTGATTGCAGAAGAAGTCCATGATGCTGGCTTAACAGAGTTTGTGCAATATTCAAAAGATGGCAGTCCAGATGCCCTTGCTTATGGAAATATGGTTTCACTTTGCATCAAAGCAATCCAAGAACTCAACACCCTCATTACCGCACAAGCCGCAGAAATCGCCGCACTCAAAGCAAAAGTAGGAGCATAACATGAAGGAAAGAAGTTATTTTCCTTCATATGAACTTCTGCACGAACTTTTTGAGTATCGAGACGGGAAACTTTACAATAAAGTTGCAAGAAACAGCAGAACAAAAGTTGGCGAAGAAGCCGGCTCTTATTCCGCAAAATATGCACAAGTTACTTTAATGGGTGTTCCTTGGCAAATAAGTCGTGTTATTTATTTTATGCATCATAATTTTTTGCCAGAAGTAATAGATCACATTAATGGAAATAAACACGACAATAGAATTGAAAATTTGCGTGCTGCTACTATGCGTGAAAATCAATACAACCACCGCATACAAGCCAAAAATACATCTGGCATAAAAGGCGTTTCCTGGTCTAAAAAATATCAAAAATGGTATGCTTGCATGAGAGTGAACGGTAAAAATAAAAATCTTGGTTTGTATGATTCAATTGAAACGGCCAAAGAGTTTTTAGAATTGGCTCGTGAAATGATTCATGGATCTTTTGCCAATCATGGAACATTTAAGGAGAATATATTTTGTCAATGATTTTAGATGGTACAAACGGCGCTTTCCTCCCAACATGGACAACAGGCTCTCGCCCTGCCTCGCCATCCAACGGCGAGATTGGCTACAATTCAACGACAGGTCTAGTTGACCAATATGTTGGAAGCGCTTGGACATCCATGCCAGCAACTAACGTAGCGGCCACCTGGTCAGGACAGCAAACCTTTGTAGCGCCTATTCTTGGAACGCCAGCAAGCGGTAACTTGTCCAACACGACCGCAGATGGAACAACTTCCGTGGGGTTCTTGAGCATCCCGCAAAACAGCCAAAGCACTGCATACACAACAGTCCTGGCCGATGCTGGTAAGTGCATATTCCACCCAGCCTCAGATGCCAATGCCCGCACATTTACGATTGCAGCCAACTCTTCTGTTGCGTATCCTATTGGAACGGTTCTCCAGTTTATCAACATGACATCACAAGTGGTGACTATTGCTATCACTTCGGACACATTAACTTGGGCGCAAGGCGGCGGTACAGGCTCAAGGTCTTTGGCTCAATATGGCGTAGCAAACTGCATCAAGATTGCTACAACTCAATGGCTATTAACAGGGACTAATGTGACATGAGCGGAATACTTAATGCTTTTAGTGGTGGGACGTACTCTGGACTACCCGGAGCGCCTACTATTGGAACAGCTACGGCTACTGGGTCAACTACGGCCACTGTAGCTTTTACTGCGCCAACCAATACAGGTGGATTAAGCATTACTGGCTATCAAGCATTATCTAGCCCCGGCTCTATCACGGCAACAGGAGCAAGCAGTCCAATTACAGTGACTGGTTTAACCCCATCTACATCTTACACATTCCAAGTCAGAGCACAAAACTCTATTGGTTACGGTTCGTATAGTGGATCAAGTAATTCAGTAACGACAACTGCCGCAATAGGCTCGCAATCCTACACATCCTCTGGTTCTTACTCATGGGTTGCACCTGCGGGTGTCACTTCAGTTTCTGTTGTAGCAATTGGTGCTGGCGGTAAAGGGGGACCTGGAAATTGTGCTGGTTGTACATCTGGCGGTGGAGGTGGTGGGGGAGCATTAGCCTATGTTAATAATTTTTCTGTAACACCAAGTAATTCTTATGCTGTAGTTGTTGGTTCTGGTACAAC